ACAAAAGACCTTGATCTTTGTTTGCTGCAAACCAATCAGTCTGGCGGAAGTTTTTTTGGAATGATGAAGCGTTGCCAAGCCAACCTTGCTTCTGCGCTTCTGCTAGGAAGCCAGAAAGGGTTTGCTGCCAAGCAGGACGGCTTGGGTCAATTTTTTTGCCATCATCTTGGTGCCAGAAAGCGTAAGCACCACTACNTGGTGTTGTTAGTGCTGACTGCACATCCGCTGGGCTAGTTAAACCTCCAGCAAGACCACCAGTAGATCCTGTATCAAATGCAGGGGCAGGAGGTGTGGAGGGACCTGTAGGTCCAGTTGAAGCAACTTTAGGTTTAGTAGCCATTATGCAGCACCCGCATCCGATTTAGCCATCTGGGTTAACATGTCAAAAGCAGTCGTTGCTGACTGGAACTCCTGAGCAGAAGCAGATGTTTTAATTTGCTGAGTAAGAAAATCTTGTGGATTTACGCCAGTCGTGACCTGTGTACCGCTAACAGTTCCACGCTTACCTGATTGCTGGTATGTGGTTTCGCCAGTATATTTGCCAGGGTTTGCCTTTTCAGCGGCAAGAAGTTCTGCGCCATATTGCTTAATTTCAGCAGGCGTAGCGTAGCGACCAACAAGTTGCTGAAATAAACCGTTAACTGTTGACTCAATATCAGGTTGTGAAGTTTGAGTTAGGTATGTGGTATTTGTTGTTGTGGGAATTGCATATGGATTGGAGGCGCCGCCTGTTAGACCAGCAAGAGCCTGTGCAAAAGCACTCTTGCCAGCAGCACCTGTTGGTGCTGGTGCTGGTGTCGCTGATGGTGTTGCCATTACGATACTCTCCTAAATACGCCATTGATAACATTTGCAAGATTTGAATTATTGGTCATTTCTTGATCCAAATAATTGTTCCAAGCATCTTGAATTGCATACCCGATACTTGTAAGTTTTGTGCCCTTAGTCTGCTGGCTAATGGCTGCGTGGTAATCGTTGTAACTTGAAAGCAAGTCTGCTATACCTGTTGCTTGCTGTGAGTTACCCAACTTGCCTGTGCTTTGCAAAGACTGGAAATCTTTGAGAGCATTTTCGGCATCTACAGTCTTGGTTGGATCTTTGTAACTAGCCCACCAAATTGGGTTCTGCTGTCCGTATGCTTCGCTAACAGACTTCCAAGCCTGTGAAATTTGACCAAGGGCTGTGATGTTATTTGTAGCTTTGGCCTGCTTAATGGCATCTTGGTAATCCTTAAAATCTTGGCCAAGATCAGCCCAACCCTTTGCAACATATACCGAATTCATAAACTCTGCTGGTGTCTGCTGAGCGCGAAGGTGCATTGTAAGCAACTTATTCTCAATAGCCTGAATGTCCCCACCAGCTGTGTTTTGAGGAACAAGGTATGCAGCGCCATTTGGATGGCTTTGCATAATGTCCTTGTTGGCATTTAACCAGTTAATGGTTGCATCCGAAAGCGGAATTGTTGCTCCGTTTTCTTTGGTCTTTGAGAAGCCTAAAGTGTAGGAAATTGCTTGNTTGCCATGGCTTGATAGGAACTTATCTTGTGCCTGAGCAATTGTCATGCCAGACTTAAGCATGTTTTGATATTCATCGCGTAAAGATTGCAAGTTCTTATTGTAATCCATATTGGATACGTTTGGTGCTAACGGCAAGAAGAATGAAAGCAAGCCCTGAATAAACAAGTTTGACTTTGCGTTGTTTTCAATCTTGTCAAGGATCTGCTGTTGCTGAGCAGGTGGCAATGATGGGAACTTATCGTCAATAAGTCCATGGTATTGCGCACTGGCAATAGCAACCAAAGTAGCGTTGTGAACTGCGTTCACTCGTTGATCCATTGTCAAGCCGTTAAAAATGGCCCTAACACTTGAGTTGGGAAGAACAGTATCTAGCCAGTTAGTTGCTGGGTATCCACCTGATGCAGCACTTGCTGCCTTTTCCATCCACGGGAAACGCTTACCAAGTTCAGTTACTGCAAGGTTTGCCATTGGTGAGATACCTGGCATCTTGACTTCTGGGAGAACAGTTGCAAGAGATGCAGTGTTTCCGATAACGGACTCTGGCATGCCAGAAAAAGAGTTTAATCCGATGGCTTGGAGTCCACGGAGTGCAGCATTACCAAATTCACCAACAAGTGGGTAGACAATATACTGCTTGCCAGTTGAGTCGGTATGTACAAATCCAGGATTGTTCATTCCCTGCTGGATCATCTGAAAGTCTCTAAATGTGCGGATGGCACGACCATCTTGCAAACCAAGGCGACCAATACGCTTTAATGCCTGTTCCTGTGCAAAGTAAAATGGGAACAAGTTACGGCTCATTGTTGCCCACTGGCTGCGAAGTGCAGGGTTGTGGATCAATGGAACCATTGCAACTGTTGCCTTTTGACCTGCTAGGCGTAGTGCTTCATCCTCAGTAATTGCACCTGAGTCAAGAAGTGGCTTGAGATCACGGAAGTTCTCATATAGGTAATGAGCAAAGATGGGCTCACGAGAGATATGATCAATAACTGGGTTAATAAATGTACGGTATCCAAAATCAAGAACCTTGTCTGTAGCATTTGCCCAGTTTGGCTTGTGAGCCTTTCCAAGAATAGCAAATGGGCTATCTGTAGTTGGAATGTTCTTTAGCGCAGGCTCGTATGTACGCTCGCCATTCTTGATGTTGTTGATAAGATCTTCGTGGATTTTTCCTGAAGCACCTTCAACTAAACCACGGAATGATGAAACAACTTCGTTGGCATATGAGGCAGGATCGCCCTTAGATAGACCAACCATTGTTGGGCGGAGATCCTTGTACTGGTTTGTATCCTCAACACGAGCTTGGAAGGATGCCTTAACCTTGCCCCATTTTTCATCATTAGAAAGTGATGACCAGTCTGGTGACTTTGAGAACTTCTGCCAGTCTGCTGCAATATCCTGAGCCATCTGCTCATTGCGCAACTTGGATAGGTTCTGCGCCCAGTACATATGGTAGTGAGGATTTGTGCCAGTAAGGCTTGCAATTTCCTCGGTTGGCTTGGCTGTGTGGCCCATCAACTGTGAAAGAATATCTACACGGTCATCGGCATTGTTCTTAAATGACTTGCCGTGATCTGATGCAACGCCTGCTGGGATACCTACGTGACCCATTAACTGCTGGTACTTNGTAACAACATCTAANTTATCAGCTGCTACATAAGGAGCAATNTTGCTGTTNATAAATCCAACTGGNCTGATACGGTTGCGAACACCACGAATATCTGTAGCCAGTTCATTGGCTCGTTCAGTGGCGCTGAGGCTCTTGTAGATGTCAGCCTTTTGCTTGATAAGTTTTGTTACAGCGTTGTCAGTGATAGATTTGCCAGAAAGCAAGGCAGCATGATCTTCGCTAGTAAGTGCCTGAGCGGCAGAATCTGCATAACGGGCAATAGTGTTGTCATCTAGATTGTGCAAGATGTTGTACTTTGCTGCACTTTGAGCAACCTGAGTCTTGAGATAATCGCCAAGACCAGCACGGATGATCTGGTGTAATGCCTCAGATGAGGCTACGCGTAGACCAAAACCTGTTGAAAAAAGAGTAAGCGGTGCAAAAATTTTATCAGTGTAATAAGTAAATCCATCATCCAACTTCTGATAAAGAAGGCTATGAATTGTTGACTGACGCATAGCGTTACGCAATTCTTTGAAATCAATAAATGCATTGTTACCGCGTTGCCAAGACCAAAGGGCTACACCCTGCTTACCGCCATCTTTCATATCTACATAACCACGTGGTGCGCCTGACTCATCATGGCCATAGGCAATGTTTGTCAATTCACCGTTATCTGTGGCACGTTGCGCCTGTGACATAACACGNTTGACGATTGCATNGTTAGATGAAAGACCAGCGTTCTTGACAACTTCCTTNACAAGATTACCGTACATCTCTTGCTTTGTGGCAAGATCTGGCTCAAGCATGATTTTAGCAGTATGCTCAAGAGCAAGGTCGTGTGGCATAGCGTAGTAAGCCATGTTGTAAATCTGTGGCGCAAGGTTTGGGTCATCCCAAGTAAAGTTTTTACCTGACTGCTCAAGTGTCTTAGCGTTAATAGCCAAAGCTTTATAGCCAGTAAAAGTACGAACTTTAGCAGCAAGACCATTAAGTGCTGCTTCCTTGGCTCCTGAAATGTCAAACATGCCCAATTTGGCAAGGGCAGTTGGTAGCGCACCCTGAAGTGTTTGCTTTTGTATCGTGCCATCTGGGTTAAGGAGTGGGTTGCCTGCTTCATCAGTAACTGTTGATGTCTTAGGCAAAAGCAAGTTGCGTTCTTCGTTAAGCGATGTGCCAGATTGACGGATAGCCTGAAGGCCCTTGTCAACAAATGCACGAGCTACTGTCTGGGTAGGCAAAATCAATGTTGTGCGTGGGGCGGCATCCTTGGCAACAAGTTCTGATGAATAGAGTGTTTTACCCATTTCATTAACAACCTGCTGTGGCGTTGATGCTTTAGCAAGGCGCTCGGCTTCATATGTTGTGAACTGGCTTGCTGGAAACAAACGCTGAATTTCAACTGGGTTTGATGTCTGTGCGATTGTGTCTACAGCACGACGAAAACCAGTATTGGCTATATTGTCATAGGCATCAAGAACTTGTGAACCGCTGTAAGCCTTACCTGAGTAAGCAACCATAAAATCATTAACAGACTTTGATTGTGCAGCAATAGGCAATGTTGCCTTGATCTGCATTGGCTTGCCAGACTCATCAAGTAATGTCTTTCCAGCGTCATCTACAGCTGCGCCGACATACTTGCCAGATTTAAGTGCTGAATTAAGTTGACCACCTTTAACAAGTGGGTCAGCACCAAAATCAAACACAGCATCTGTAACGCCAGAGATGGTCTGACCAAATCCATGCTCAGTATCTTTAAGAGCAGAAAAGCCTGGTAGTTGACCAAGAACATTAGAAAGATCGCGACCAGGAGAAATCAAATAATTTGGATCCTGCGACTTGGCAACTGAATCTTTGAAAGATGGGATAAGTTTTGCTAATCCACGCTCGCCAGCGGCTGCAAGATCTGCGCCAAGAACTGCCCCCATTGGACCTGCGAGAGAACCAACTGCGGCTCCGCCTGCTACACCAAGAGTGGCAAGTACGCCTTGCCATACTGAATGGTCTGTATAGACGCTATGAAGAAACTTGTAATCTTTTTGCACTTCTTGCAATGGCTTATTTGCCCACTGCATAATTGTGCCAACGCCAGGGACTTTGCCCGCTGCTTGAGTAACTGTGTTGAGAACGCCTTTAGCATCACCAAGAATTGTTCCCCAAACGCTCTGGGAATTGTATTGTTTTTGGTGATCGGCTAATGCCTGAGCATGGGTCGCAATTGTATTTGCGCCAGCAAGAGTAAGAGCAGCATCNGGTGATCCTGTAGCAATTGCGTCAGCACCAAGCTGTGGAGACTTTTGTACAAGTTCAGGATGATTTTGTACAATTTGGTTTGCGACAGCAACGTTTGGTGTTGTTGTAACTGTAGGTGGAGTAACCGATGGCGTAGGTTGCGGTGTAGGCGTTGCCATAGATTACTGTCCTAAGATTAACGCGAGTCGCTTTAACTCTGGTGAAGCATCAGGATGTGATGCTAATGCCTGTACGGTTTGCTTGGCAGAACCGCCACCAACAGTGGTGGGCATTGTGCCAAGGATCTCTGGTCCAGCACCAGGACCAAGTGGTGAACCTGTAGTTACTGGTTCATTTGGGCGCTGTGTTGGAGCAGTAAGGGGAACGATTGGCTGCTGTGGAGTAGCCTGTGCTTGTCCACCTTGCTGTGGCTGCATAGAAGATGCAGGAGCAGGCTTTGGTGGATTGTTTGTTTGTGCCATTGGTGCAGATGCCTGCATATCCATTAGCGATTGTGCATCTCCGTAATTAGGCATACCTGCCACATAACGAAGTGCTTGCTTTGATGCTGGTCCGCCATCGGTTCTTTGGCTTAAAGCCCCAGGGCCTGATGTCATTGCTGGCTTATTTGCCTGTGGCATGACTTATTCTCCCTCTTTTAGTGTCTCAATGGTTCGGGCTGCATACTCGTGGAACGACTTTTTATCATCCACGAAACTTGCTTGGTGTTCAAACATCTGAGTCAAGATGTCAAACCCGCTCGCTATATCAATTAAAATTGCTGCTGTTGTATCTGCGAGCAGGGCAAAGAAATCCCACTTAGTTACTTGCGTAGGAACTCTGCCCTGATCGTCAGACATTTAATTACTTACCGCGTGGCTTGCTTGCTGTTGTGCCTACGCCCTTTGTGCCTGAAGGCTGCTTTGAGTAAAGGACTGTTGACTTTCCTGTTGACTCTGGACCCTTCTTAGGCTGGATTTTTGNNTTCTGGGTAACGGCTTCTGATGAACCCATTGAACCCTGGTTCTTTGGTGAAGGAACCTTTGTAGTCAATGATGACTTAAGTGTTGCCATGATGTATCTCCTATAGGTTTGTTTGATCGCCAGAAACGTTAGGCTGGCGACCTTCTGGAAACAGATGCGCTAAGCGCTGGCTGTCCAGAAGATGAAAGTCCTGCTAATAGATTCTGCAATGCAGAACCACCTTGTGCGCCACCTTGCGGTGCAGCAGGCATGCCTTGCGGTGTAGGTGCCCCAGAAGGAACCTGTCCAGGGGCTTCAGCCTCACCTGCGGTAGCTTCTTCTGGGGATACTGGAGCGGGGGCAAAGGCTTGTGCAATAACATCTTCAATGTTATCTCCTGCCATGCGTCCCTTAATTGCTGCTGCAATTGCTGTAATTGCCTTTGAAGGATCTTGTCCTTGTGCAGCCATTGATGGAATTGCTTGAGCGTATGCTGCAACAGATTGCATCAACGCATCACGTAATTCTTCTACTTCAACTCGTTCTTCTTCCATGGTGACGTTCATCTCCCATGGCATCTGACGACGCAAGAAGTCGCGTGAGATTAACTTATCTCCGCGAGCTTGAAGTCCGAATACCAAAGCACGGTTTGGATCAAGTCCAGCCATCATGCCATAAGATACATCGCACCAGTAATCACCCTGAATATCTTTCTTCGGGGTGTAGGTAATCTCATAAGGAGCGCCAGCGTTTACACCGCGTACTTCCTTTTCAACATCACCAAATAGTTTTTCATCCATCATGAAGCACATGCGCATGACGTGGCGGAACGCCTCAGCAAATACAGCTTGTGCTGTCTTAACCTGAGTATCAAAGCCACCCATGAGTGCTTCTACGCCACGGCCTGTGACGATAGATCCTGACTGCTGACCTAGACGGCCTTGTGGATAACGTGAACCAACACGAAGTTCCTGATCAAGTGCAGCTGTCTCTTGGAAGATTCCGTTAGGAATATCAAGTGCTACACGACGGATCTTCTCAGGATTGGCAGAGCGGATAGTTGCATCTGGACCAATCTCAAGAACGTTAACGTCTGCTGGCAAAGCAAATGGAGCCTGTACAGATTTCTGTGCTGCTTCCAACTGCAATGTTGCAAAGCGAGCGCGAGCGACCTGAACCCACATGATGTCATCAAACTGACCACGCTGGTGTTCATCAGAGTCAATACCTGGGCGAGTAGCAATAACTACAGGTAGTTCACCAAGTAGATTCTTAGCACGCTCAAGGATAAGGTTTTTGCGCTCAGGGATGAAGAGGATGAGTTCGTTCTTGTCCTGATAGCGGAATACTTCAAGCATACGCTCTGAGTTGCGTTGCTCGTAAGGTCCACGAAGTTGACCTTCTAGTTCTGGGAAGTCATTGATCAACTCACGCACAGTCTTGTTGTAGCGACGTGTGTATGAGAGCAACTTGCCAAAGCGGTCATGCTCAGGGTATGAACCAATTGGGTTGTCAATGCGAATCATTGGGCGATTGTTTTCCCAATCAGGCTCAATGATAAATGCGATCATGCCGTAGGTAAGGTAGCGATCTGCGGCTGTGTACATCTGAGTCTGAAGGTTACAGGTATCGCGGTAGCCTGCTGCAATCATAGTGCGCTTGTCGGCACGGCGACGTGCGCGATCAGAAATAGCATCTGTTGTGTCGCAGTTAAATGCAGGGAGCGGAGCAATAACTTCTGCTACGTCGCGTGCTGCGATGTCAATGAAGTTTGACACCATTGGCTTAGGGAACTCATCAGGGAACATGCCAGGGAATACCTGCTGGATGTTGCCTTGACGAATTGAGAGAAGATCTGACCAGCGTGAGTCGCGGGTGTGGTAATGGTCACGTAGCTTGCGGACTTTGATAGCGATCTGATCAATATCTAGTGCCATAGAACGTTCCCCCATTCACTGCTAGTTGTTCTTGTAGTCTTGCGTATTCTTCCAAGTTAACGACCTTACGGTTTGCTATTTGGCTGCGTGTGGCAAACTTGTTTTGTACAAAAGTCTGCCCGTATGAACCCATCTGGTTGATGTAGTCCCGCATCTGCGTCTCTGCAAACCAGAGCGCCATAGGACCGTCTTGCTTNTTCTTGGTTCCTGCTGACCATGTGATCAGCTGCTCAATAAGAGCCTTGATGTGTTCGTTATCGGCCCGTGGAAATTCCAGTAAGTTGTTCTTTAAGAATTTGCCTTGGTTGTCGCACGAGCCGAAAAGTGGTGCCATAGAGGCTACGCCAAACTCTGCATCCATTTTGTTGGCACCTGTGTAGTGCTGAACAAGGCGGATGCCTCGTGAGGCAAGGAACTTGTTGATCTGCTCATCTTGAGTCAAGAACAACTGGAAAGCGTTTTTCTCAATGACCCAGACATTGACTTTATATTTGTCTGTCCATGCAAAGATCAGATCACGGATCTGCTGTGGTGTCGGGGCTGGCATGCGGCTTGCCTCAAGCAAGTAGCGCTTGCCTGTGGTTCTATCGCCAGACATAACGACTGAGAAGGTATCACCTGACATTGCTGGGTCCATAGAGGCAACGATGTATTGACTGCTGAGAGTCTCAGGGTGTCCTGGTGCGCCAGGAATAAGCGGTCCGATAGATCGCATACCTGCGACAGATCCGCGTACACACTCTGGGCTAAAGATTGCAGTTGACTCAACATCTTGCTGCTGGTAAACCATTGCCCAAGTCTTTGGGTCAATCATTCCGCGACGGCGGTTGAGATGCTCACCAGACCAGCGTGGGTATAAACCTTTTTCATCTGCCTCGGTTGCATCAGCGTCCCAAGGACGATCTGACTTAGGCCAGAGGGTTACCCAGTCTTTTGGCTTGTCTGCAAACTCAAGAACAGCTGGCATTGCCAGATATGTCCAAGGGCTGACATTATCGGGATAGCGTTCTGGGTTACGCATCTCGCGGTAAAGATCCATTGGATCTACGCGTGTGCCGACGACCAAGATTTTTCCTGTTGGGCCAACACGGGTAAGAACTTCCTGTTGGATCCAGCGTAACTGCTTTTCAAACTCTCCGCAGTTGGCGAGAGTAACGCAGTCATCTAAAATAATGAGGTCGGCACGTGCGCCGTAAATCTGGCCGCCGATACCGAGGGCTTGAACGGTAGGATCTTTTTCACCTGAGTCACGTTCAAGGTAGATGCTGTCGGCTGTCCACTTTTCGGCGGTAGCCTTAAAGCCTTCAACTGGAGCATATCTGCGCTGCAACTCTGCCCACTGGGGCGAGGTCAATCTTTGCTTGATGGCATAGAGGAATTCTTTGGCCATGCCCTGCGTCTTAGAAACCAACTTGATACGCACATTGGGATTGGTCACAATGCGGTAGGTCACATAGTCAATTGAGACAGTCATAGACTTAGCATGCTCTGGTGGCATGTTAACTAAAACGTAATTTTTATAGCCGACCTCGTAGGTCATATTCCCATGAAGCCAGGCAGGTTCACCTTCTTCTAGCAGGGACGTGACGTTCCTCTGGTGGTCGAACGTCACGCTATTCAGGTACTTCTTTCGGAAGTCCTCAAAAGATATATTTGCGTCTTCCTCGGCTACAACACCAGCACGTTTTTTAATAACGCGGGCAAGATCAATAGCTTCTTTGAACTGAGGATCGGAAGAGCGGTAATACTCATAAGACTTGACGGACTTGCCGACTGCGCGGCAGGCGTCCTCAACAGTCACGCCTTCTTCAATGAGAGCCAGAAGGCGCTTTTTGGCGTCGGACGCTGAGAGCGTCGCTCCTTCTGCTAGCTTGTAGGAATTGCTCTTTGGCTTTGCCATATCGCGCGAACTCCTAGATTCCTAATGGGTCAAAAATGCTAATGGGTCAGAATAGACCTATGCCACTGCGAAGCATCCCCTAGGGGATTGCTAATGGGTAGTTATGGGGGGCTGTAAGCCCCAACTGGGTAACAAATACATAGGGGCCTGAAAGGCCCTGCATTTACCATCTGGCATGGCTCGTGGAGCTCGCCATGAAGCGAGCGGAACGGGGGGATTATTTAATCCCCTATATATACTAAGGCGTTGACTTTGACGTTTATCCCGCCCTAAGGTGTGTGATGTTAGTCACACTGTATATTACTGATGAGTAGTGTGCCTCTGACCTGCGGTTTTGCTATGCGGGGCGCCTATATTTAGAAAAAATATTTTGGTGGATAGTACTATACAGACAACACTATTATTAAAACCCCGTGGGTTGAATACCGCGTAAACGGCTACGACCGACCGACCAGCGA